ATTCGCTTGTGTCACAGTTGTTAGCAAGTGTCCATGCTTCAGCAGCGGAAGTTACTTCACCTGTACCAGATGTGTCATAGACACCAGTATCACCGGACAAGTTATTAAATGCACCAGCAAGAGTACCAGAAGAACCAACTTGAGAACCAGTGTATCCACCGTATTCAGGAACCTTGTCCCAAGCGGCTTCATTTCCATTACCATCATCATAGATAACTCTCATAGCGTATGCAAGACCAACTGGAGTTGACATTGCCTGTACACCGACGACTTTGTTTGCGAAAAGGTCTGGGAAAGTTCTTCGTACAAGTGCCAAAGCAATTGGACGGAAAATCCAAGAATCGCTTGCATTTTCTCCACTAGCGAATCCACCAAGGCTACCATAGTTGATAGAACCCTGTGAAGATTCACCAAGTACTTCCTGTCCGTTGAAATCCTTTCTCTCTTGGTTTTCCAAAAGTGTAGCAAGGTTTTCCTTGATGTGTCTGTCCTTCAAATCCTTGATGGACATTTTGCCTTCAGCGGCTTCCCATTTCTTAATAAGTGCAAGACTCATAATTTATTTCCTCCTGTAATTGGTTTCGTTTAAAACCGATTAATCTACATCCATATATCTATTTGCTTTTTCAGCAAATGTGAATTCTTCTTTCTCTTCGTTGACTGATGCTCTATCTTCTCCAAGATTATCTTCCTCAGTAATGATAGCATCAAGGGTTCCCTTGTCGTCAGCTACATCTTTCTTTGGTTGAATTGGAGATGATTCTTTAATCATTTCAACGAATGTGTCAATACCTTCCTTGACATCCTGGAACTTCTTTGTCTTAAACATCTTTGCGACTCTCTGCTTTTCAGTCTTTGTAAGACCTTCAGTCTTCTCAGAGATAAGCAAGAATGTTGCGGACTTCTCAAGACGTTCTTCTGATTCCATAAGTTTTGCGTGTGCTTCTGAAAGTTCATTCTCAAGTTGAACAGTCTTTTTCTGTTCCTTCTTAAGAAGACCAGCACCGTCAGTATCAATATCTACAAAGTTACTTGTAAATACATTCTTGATCTGTTCGATAACTGGCATTGCTATTTCATTAATAGCAAGCTTTTCAATTGACGCTTCTGAAATCTGTTCTACGATAACATGGTCAAGGAAAGAACCAAGCTTGGTAACAACCTTCTGTTCGATGCCCTTAAGCTTTCCGTCGTATTCTTCAATGAGAGATGCACGAGCCTTTTCAGTCTCTTCAGCAACTTTCTTTGCTACATACTCTTCGGCAAGTTCATCATACTTAGCCTTGATTTCTTCTTCCTTTAATGAGACTCTTTTGTCAAGCATCTTTTCGATTGCTTGTTCGAAAACCTTAAGGTCTTCTGGAGTCAACATCTCTTTAATCTTATCGGTAATTTTCTTGCTCATAGTTAAGCTCCTCCTGCATATGATTTGCTTCTGTAATTATTTATAAAAATTGGACTTAAAACAGCATACTATTTTACGAAATATTCTGCTTAATTTCATCCAAAAAATCCAACATGTACGTTAAAGTGTGACCTGATATAGACTTAGGGTCATACTTCTTGTCAACCTTTTTTCTTAAATTATTGACTGCTATCTCAACAATCTGATCTCCGTCAATAACATAATCCTTATTTTCCAAAACTCCCTCAACGAAACAGTTAGGAGCAGAAGGGTCTGCAACGATATCTACTGTGATAAGTTTGTAGTCTTCCTTGACAGTCGCACCATCAAGTGTTCCTACACCACGAGTTGACATACCGACAATAATTCCCTCATCTACAAGTGTCTTTGCAATTCTTCCCATTGGTGTATCAATGAGTCTTGCAACACCCATACCGACATTACCATCCATCTCAAGCTTCTCAATAATATGAGAAACACGATCAAGATTAAGCTGAGGGTTTTCAGGATGGTCAAGTTCTCCCATAGAACGATTCTTCTTAATTTTGTTTTCAGCAAAATCGTTAACTTCGCGAACTAAAATATCCCTTGAATAAACACGTCCATTCCTATTCTTAATTTCTGCTTCCAAGAAGGGGCCACTTAAACGGAAAGATTTCTTTCCTTCATTCTCTTCTTTGATAACTTCAAGTTTATCAAATGAGATAAACTCGCTTAAAAGTTTCATATTATTCTTCCTCCTTTAATCAAATTTTCTTTGGCCCTTAATATTTGAAGATTGCTCCAATGAAAACATTTTCTTTGTTCTTATGATATATTGCTTTATAGTCTTTCTTACTATTTAAAATTTTTTGGCAACCTTTACAAGAACTACACAAACCATCTTTTTTACTTTTATCTTTATTAAATTTATCCAAAGACTTTAAGTCTTTGCATTTTGTACAAATCTTCAAAACAAAACCTCCTACTAGGTTTTAAAAGCGGTAATCCCCTACTAAGTAGGTTTCAGGGAAACACCCGGCCGGATGATGTCCCGCTAAAATTATTTTTGGCTTAAAGCAACGAGTTCCTTCTGCTTCTCAATGTCCAATCCATTAAGCTTAGCAAGAACTTCAAACTTTTTCTCGTCAACCATTGCCTTTACCTTACCAGCAGACATCTGTTCAATGTCAGACTGAAGACTGGCCCAATCGCCGTCAAGAACTCTTTTTATAACTGATTTCATATTTTCCTCCTTTAACACTAATGTATACTCAACAGTGTTTTAAAGTATTTATAGTTAACTCCGCTTATTTCTTACTGTTAAATCGCTGCCTTAGACTTTTATCCTTATACTTACTTTGAATTGTTACGTCTAAAGTCTGCCATTCTTGAAGTATTTGCGAATCTCCATCTACTACGTTAAACTTAACCGACTCAGGTGTTTCTGGTGGTCCGGCTGGTTCTACTCCTGCTTCACCACCCATTTCACCTCCCATCTCTCCGCCTTCCATTCCACCTTCGGCGCCAAATTCTCCACCACCCATCTCTCCACCAAATCCAGCTTCTCCACCCATCTCTCCAGCGGCCGCCTGTTGGGCTTCCAATTCTGCATCGGTTGGTTTGATCTTGTCCAACATTTCCTTGTTCCAATTCCACTCTTCCTCATTCATAAGGAACATCCTTCTAAGAGCAAACTCTGGTGCAAAGAATCCCGTTGGGTTCTCTGTTGGGTTGTAAATGAACTCGGAGGCGGCTCCAAGAATAGACAACCTTGATTCCATAAGTTCAAGTTCCTTATACTCCTTGAACAAGTTAGATTCTGTAAACTGAATGTTGTAAAGGTCTTGGTTGACATATCTTTCATCTATTCCACGCAATCTAAGAAGCGTAATGAATGGATCAAATACAATGTACTTGAATCTGTTTTGAAGTCTATTGACAAATCGTGAGAACTTGATTTCTTCTCTCTGAATTTCACCAGACTTACCAGTAGCATACATAGAAGTTGCTGGGTCTTCCCAACGAGAACGAGGAAGCATAAGTGACTTGTAAAGGTTTCCTTGGAAATACTTTACCTCTTCCATATCCCCAAAAGTATTATCTCCACCGATTGAATCAACTGTTGTTCCATTACCATTGATATCTCTTGTGAACCAATAGTCTTCTGTCATTGACTGTATATTCTGAGCCGAGTTCATTGCACCAGTTTCTGGATCATAAATCAACTTCTTCTTATATCGGTTAGCCAGTTGCTTGACGAATTCGTCAGCTTTACCTTTTGGCATTCTACCCGTGTAGATGTTCCAAATTCTTCTCTGAGGAGCTCTTACCAACTTATTAACAACAGTGGCATCTTCCATATTGTTAAGTTGATTGAAAGGTCTAATAGCCGACTCCAAGAAACCTCTAACATCAAGGAAGGTCTCACCATACTCACCATAGTTAGCATATGCTACTTGGTCTTTATCAAATACGATACTACCAGGTTCTCCATCAGTATAGTTAGCAGGCTTAGCATAGGATACGTTTCCTTGCTGTGCGTTATTTGTTCCCTTAGTTGCTTCTGGTGAATTTACGTTGACCTGCATATATCCAGCGATTTTATTCTCTTCGTAGATTGGCATAATTGTATGAGCAGGAAGAATTTTGATACCAATGATATCATCTCCCTTGTCATTCAATATCTGTTCAACATAAAGTTCTGCCTCAACCAACCACTTACGGAACATGTCCCATCCTCTTTCATTGAATTTGAAAACAGTTATTGTCAGATACTTCCATATCTTTCTGATTTCATCTTCAATATGTTCTGGGATTTCTTCTGTGATCTCAAGAGTAAGAACATCACCTTCTGTATTCTCAACAACAGCGTCATCACAAATTTGATTCAATGCGTCGTTGACAATAGGACATCTAGACATTTGACGATACTTCATAATCCTACCACGCTTATTACCAAAGTATTGTTCAAACTGAATACCTACATAAGTAATAGCCGCACCAGGACTTGATAGATAATCATAGTTCAAGAAGTTCGCAAGATCAATTTCTTCCTGCGACACACCCTGACTATTCTCAAGTTCCTGTTCTTCTACTTTCTCTTCTTCTGGTCTTGACCCTCTGAAGAACTTAGCAAAAGGATTAAACAGAAACATTTTTGTAAGATCGACTCCCATAGATTCTCCTTATTGTTCATTTTCAAAGTAAAATTCAACGAACTCTTTCTGAGTCTTTTTCTTTTTCTTTTTCTTCTTGCAAGCGCAATGATCTGGTGCTTTATATTCACCCCTACGACTCACAGTTCCTCTATGACTGGCGACGATTGACGAATTACCATAGATTGCTGGTTCTGTTCCACCTTTACCATCACCCATTGTTGGAACACCAACGGAACCAGTTGATATTGATCCTTGTGCTTCTTCATCGACTTCAACAGACTCATCAGTAAGGTTAACATCAGATTGAGCGAGCCTCTTAACCATAGACATAACATTAGATTTCTTATCATCCAAAGCAATAGCAGATTTTTTTAAAGCTTCTTTCCTTTTTTTAATCATATTTTTTAGCTTTGTATCTTTTTGAATGTTTGGATTTTTCGCCATTATGTCCAATTCAGACTCAAGCTCTTTAACCTTTTTAGCGTAGTTACTTCCGCTTACTCTCATTTCCGCTTTGTCTGATTTATCTAACGCAATATTCGCTTGTGTTTGTTTTCTTGATGCCATCTTAAAATTCCCCTTCTAGTTCTTCTTTGATTAGGGAGCAAATAATTTCTTCTGTATCCATATTATATTTCTCTTTTATTCCCTTAACATCTCTAGCTATTCTTTGAATTTCAGCTCTCTGTTTGATCGTTCCTCTAACAACGAGTTTGTTATAGAAGTCATTGTTGATTGTTGTAAGATAAAGAAAGTTATTAAGATTTAGAAGTTTGGTATTCAATAATCTTTTAATTTTATAAACTATTCTATCTAAAATAGTAAGAGACTCGTTTTCTGCGTCTGTCTTTGGTTCTCTTATGACTTTACCAGCACCACTCACCAATCCTAACTTATATCCTTTAGACTGAGTAATCGGAGTGACCAATTTCTTTATAAGAATATACGACATTATTGTATCCACTTCGCTTTTATGTTTTTGGCTGCTCATTAATAAATCCTATAAATTCATCTAATTGATGTGAGTTATTATTTCTTTTTCCAAACTTTTTATGAAACTCATTATGACAATCTTTACACATTGTTATTCCGTTATCTATCTTTAATCTCAATTCTATATTATTACTATAATTTTCAATATGATGAGCATTAAGAACTATTCCATTTTTTTTACAACATTGACATGTATATTTATCTCTTTCGTATACTAACTTTCTCCAATGAATATATTCTGGATATTTTCTTTGTAAAAATCTTTCTTCATCCGTTTTATGATGATTATACCAAGGAGCATTTTTACCAGAAAGTTTTCTAGATGTAGATTTTCTACCACAATCAAAACATCTAATATGACCACTTAAAAATGAATTAAGTGAAATTTTAGATTTTCTACCACAAATACAAATAAAATCTAACTTAGTATAGTTATTCTTATATTCTTTTGATAATAATTTACAACCATTATCTTCAAATATTTTTACTACATCTTTAATATTCCTCTTAACATTCGATTTTATTGTTGCGCATTTTTTACAAAAATCTTTATATTGATTGAATCTAACCCAATCTTCAATACCACATTTATCACATCTTCTTAAAACTTTAGTTTCTGTTCCTTTTGATAAATCTTGAACT